ACCGTCGTTATAATCACCAGATTTTATTGCAACGTAATACATCTAAATAACTCTCCTTACTACTATTTCATCACCATCACTCATATCCCAAGTTACTGAACTAGCAACGGCGGGCTTATCTAAATTATGGTATCTGCGATTTATTGGTTTCATGAGTAAGTCTCACTTCCTCGGTTATTCCACGTTGCGGCTGTCATACCAGCATTTTGCTTACCCATTACCCAGGCATTATCAGATGTACCGAGCGTCGTGTTTGTATCATAGGTCATATTGAGCGATGGTTGCACAACGCTACCGTCACGCGATATAGCGCCAGAGGAACCAACCGTATTCTTTACATAAGGAATGTACGCACCGGCTGACGTCGTCGTGAACTGGTACGGAGTCGTAAAATACCCCCAGTTCCAGCCAAGGCGTAGATCAGCAAGGTTTAAGACGACGTTAACTTTACTCACGCCTGACTCGCGTACTTCGACCTGTATGTTACCCACGGTAGGCAAGGTATTGATATGGAAGAATAGCCCTGTTGATTTGTTTGATGTGTTCGGAGCTGTTACGGCAGGAGCAGCCTGATATGTAGTGCTAAGGCTTATTGAAGCAGACGCCAAAGAAGCAGAAGCCGTTAATACGTCTTCCCAAGTCGAACCGTTGTAAACCTTTTTTGCCATCTATTTAAATTTCCTGATTAATGTTAACGTCATTCTCGTTAAGGTACCAACGCGCATACTCATCTACTTTATCTCTAATTTTTACCATTACTTCATCTGGACGACAGTTAATAACCTGGCTCTGTGGTAAATCTTGTTCGTTATCTTCTGCAACAAAATCGTAAGTATAATCTCTTGTGTATGTTACTGGATCTAGTGGGCCTTTTGCTATTATTCTTGCTTTCATAAACTCACCTCTTTTTTAGTTTACTTAAATATTTACTATCAACAATCTTAAAGTTTGGTTCCGGCCGGCGCAAAACAATATAACCACGAGAAACATTATCTGGATTGCGTAACTCATATACCGCATTACAGTTTTCACAACGCCAAGGGCTGATTTCAGTAACCTCGTACTCTTTAGTGCCGGTTGGCTCGACACCACTGTATCGAAACCTAAAACCACAGAAACGACACCGAGGGCACTTGCGATTATGCATAACTCAGCCCACTTCTATTTGCCCAGTTTGCAGCATAGTTGTTCACACCGCTCGCATACAGTCTTACATTAGTTGCTCGAGTTCTTCGATAAATAAACCACCGATTATCAGTATGGGAATACGCAACATAGGCATATGTGCCGGTAAGCTCTTCGTCTCCGGTAGCAGTAAACCCGTTCGTGGTATCAATAGCAGAGATTAGACCATCAACCTCCGATTCAGTGTAGTAGCGATCATCATGAGCATGTCCAACACTACTTTTACCGTCTAAGGCTGTCTGCAGGCCGGTGACAGTACTAATAGCTTGTGAGCCAGTGTGGTTGGCTCGATCGTATGCGCCTCGTACATGATCTGCATATATGCCATTAAATATACGCCAACCAGTAGCGATCGCTTTAGCCGTAGTTATGCCCTGTGCGCGCGTGATAGTAAAAACATCACCAGTGACATTGGTGACTAAAACTATTTCAGAGTTATCAACGGTTGGTAAGGTATTATCAGGGACAACCGTGGCATTGAAGGGCGTATTTAAGTTATCAGAAAAACGATTACCCTCACCGGTGGTAATCGTTATCTCTGTTCCGCTGAGCGCCGGTGCCGGTGCTACGGTAATCAAGCTTGTTGCTAGATCAGTTATATTTGGAGCCGACACGTTTAGCCCCTATCTACGAATAGTGAGACGTCCGTGGCGCGGGCCACTGTCTGAGCGGCGCTGAATGTTACGGTTACTGTATAGAGACCGCTGAGCGGGACCCTGGTGGCGTCAGCAAGCAATGCCTGAGTATTTGTGTTAACTGCTAAACCAGTACGGCTAAATACATCAACACCGCCGGAGTCGGTGAGCTTAACTGCAGTCGTAGCAGAAGTATCAACTGCCGCCGCTGTTTTAACTGTCGTTGCTGCTAGGAAACCATTTAATTCAACATTAGTAGCAGTAATTACAGTAGTGCTCGTTCCAAGCACAAGTGTGAGGGTTTGTTTCCACTTATATATTCTAGGGAGTGGTTGTGCCATTTACTTTGCCTTTCGGGCTTTTATTTTAGTTACCTGTTTCGGTTGAATCGGCTACTGAGTTTTGTTCTGATGCCTGCAATGCCAGTGCGTCGTCCTGGATCTTCTGCTCGTCCGGCGTTAACTGGGGCTGTTGATCTACTACTTCTGATGGAGTTTGCGAAGGATCTAAGGGCGTTTGTGGCGCCTGTGGCACTGGAGCTAAAGGGACAGATGGATCTTCGCCGGCCCCCTCGTCTACTGGAGTTACCGTTTCGGGTTCCTCAGTAGTTGCTTCTTCTTCTGTTTCCTCTACAAACTCAGCAACATCAAGCTCTACTAAACGAAGAGCTTCATCATCTCCAAGGTCAAGTACAGTACCCATCGGAATTACTTCACCATTTCCACCCATTTTTCCGGCTGTAAGTCTTACTTTCATATTACGTTCCTTTCTATAGTGTTACTGCAAATGGTAGTGTTCGATATTGAATATCGAGGGTTATTGTACCGTTTCCGGCGCCTGGGTTGGCGGTAGGCACAGCAGCAACGACAGCAGCGTTAGAAACGGCTGTTACAGCAACACCCACAGCCTTATCAGCGCGGTCTGATGCTGAGTTTATGAAAGCGGCGGCCAAGTCGCCAGTTACTTTAGCGCCCGATGCGTTTGTATAGCGAAGTTCAAGGGCGTTCGCTCCGGTGTATGCAACCGAGTTGTAATCGTTGATTGCCATCACAGAAAGCACGTCATTGTAATAACCGGTCCCTGGAGCGGCGATTATTTCAACGGGTGTTGTGTACAATGCAAGGATTTGGGCCGATGTGAGGGTGACTCGCTTACGGCGAATCACACCCTCGATGCCCTGGCTCTTTCTAAATAGTCCTGCGAAGTCTGAATAGATCATTTTAGGCTCCTTACGCTACAGCGTTTTTAATGAGGTAGAAGCAAGCTGAAGAGAAGAGCATTTGATCATAGTAGTCGTTGTTTCGAACAAATGAACCCTTTGGATCTGCTTTGTCCCACTTATCAACGTACTTACCGTTTGCAAGCTGTAGAGTATATCCACCATTCACAGCACGAAGGCTAGGTGTAGGTGTGATATATGCCAACCAACAGTGCTTACCCCAAACAGATACTAATGAGTCTGTCTGGCCTTCGTTGACGTTGTTCTTCATCACTTTACCGACAAGTATGTTGGTGATGCCAAATGGTGCAAGCAAGGTCTGCAAGTGAGCCTCAGTTACAACACCAGTACCACTCCACTTGATGCGGTCTAAGAATGCTGGATGGCTAATAAGCTTGATCCATACTTCCCATGAGAAGGCGATCGTGTTAGGGATCTTAATCATTGCACTTCGAGCTGTAACAATAGCGTTCGTGATCTGAACAAATGGATCAGAGTTGCTATAGTCGCTCCACTGTGCAGTAGGAGTACTCGAAAGGTCAACGTTGTTAGTAATAATTCCTGTGTCAGCTAGAGTAGTAGCAAGGTCTTGCTCTTCAGCAATAGCCATCTGCTCGTTTAGGAAGTTAACGGTATCTGATTCGATGCTAAGTGGCTGATCGGTCATGTCGTATTCATCTTTGCTGATGAAGTCCTTCAAAGCGTGCTCACTCAAAGGCCCGAAGTCGCTTAGGCTCTTACCGTAAGTAGCTTCCTGAGTTTTTGATCGGCCAGAACGGAGAGTACTAGACGGAACACGCAAGTTATCCTTGTTGTATGCCCAGTATTTACCGGTCTTTTTTTCCACTGTTAATGTTGGGAATAACTTTCGTGAGATAAAATCTTCACTGTCGTTGCTCCATGCTTGGCTAAGATTAGTTAGCGCTTTATCGACGTAGTATGCTCCGTTTGCCATGATATTTTATAATCCTTCTATTTCTTTTTTAGTTTAATTAACCGATAACATCCATATCACACAAGTATTCAGCAATATCGTTCGCATTGCTTGCAACCGGCATTCGACCAAATACCACATGTGTTGAGGTTGTTGTTGCTATTGCTAGACCGCTAGAATCAGATGTTAAACGAGCGCCCTGTGCAATTCCAGCGTTTGCAGTCTTAACTTTGAATGTTCCAACGCTGTTTATAAGACGGACTACTGCAGGATCGCCAGAGACGGGTGCATTTGCAAGCACGCCAAGAATCTTATCTGTTGAAGCAGATGCGAGAACGACCTTACCGTTAGTATCAAGTTTTACAATGTAGTGCTGCTTAGTCGAAAGGTCTGCGCCAGCCTCTCGAGTTAAGTAGTTTCCTTCTGTGAAGTTTGCCATAATGTTATATCTCCAGTTTCTCTTTTAATTTATTAAGCGTTAGCTTGTTCTTTACGTTCTAGGCTCACACGATCAGAAAGATCGGTATTTTCACGAAGCACCTTAGCCTGTGCATCACTATAGCTGAGCTTACCGTCAGAAGCTTTGATAGCTTCGTTGGTCTTCTCAAGTAATTCATCAGTTGCAGATGCAGCAACACCAGCACCAGCATCAGAGCCAATAGCTTGCTTGAAGTCTGGGTTTTCAGGAAGTGCAGTCAATGCATCCTCGAGAGCCTTACGAGTATCGCCTGAAGCGGCAACAAGTCGATCAGTCCAAGCGTCAACTTGATCAGCTTTCAATGCGCCACGCGCAATATGAGCTTTTACAATATTTTCAGCTTCTTGTTTTTCAAAACGAGCTTGGCTGGCTTTTAGGCTAGCGAGCTCACTAGCTTTTACTACGACGCTTTCGCCGGATTTAAGACTAGCCATAACTGGAGCTAGTTCTTGGGGAACAGTTGTTGTGTCTGCCACTGGGGCCTCCTCTTTTTTAGGTTCTGGAGTTGGGGTTTCAGCCTCAATACCAAATTTTGTTTTTTGTTCTACGGTCAATTTATCTTGGTTGTTTGCGATCAGTGTTTTTTCCTCTTCAGTAAGAGTTGAAACATCTTTTGCTAATACGTCTTCTAATACAGGCATGCTTTTCTCCTTTGTGCTTGCGCTAATAAAAATTATCCCTTTTTCACCATCTGTTCCACCGAAAGCAGCCGAAGCCATAATCGGAGATAGCCCTTTGAACAATGGAATGTTCGTCAAGCCACCACCGACCACAACGTTTTCAACGATGTCTTCGTAATCTTCTGGATTCATCCAGCCCCCTCGACCTTTGGGATAAAACTGAGGTGAAAAACATTTAAATTCCTTGTCAGCAAGCATTTGCTTACCTTGAGGGGTCCATTCAACGTCGGCGAATAAGGTCTCGCCCTCAACATAAAGTCGTTTCATCCAACCGGCGGCCTTGTCCCACTCTTCATGCTTGTAGTCAATTGGGGCACCGGTTTCTTTGACGTAGCCTATACCAGCATCGAAGTTGTCAACGTATTCAAGTAGATCATCGGGTGTAACCATGATGTCGCCGTGATAAGGGGTGCGCCACATGCCAACTTTGAGGATCTCGATTTTAGTTGGGACGTTCCCTTTAGAGTCGGCGCGAATAGCCATAGGCTGTTTGTGGCGATCTGCCAATACGATTGATACTTGACGAGAAATTGATATCTCTTTTTGTTTCTCGCCCGTTTGGGTATTCATAACCTAAATAATCGTACATCTTGCTAGTGTTTGTCAAACAAAATACGAACAAACGTTGTAGTTTTGTCTAACTATAGTCGTGTTCGAGCGATACTCCACACCGACAATTAGGGTGGGCAGGTGGTTCCATATCACCGGACGGAAATTCTTCATCAAGTCCAACCTTTGCGCCTTCATTCTCGGCACAGATGGCGCACGGATCGCTGGATATTTCCCAAAACTTTGCGGTTGCCTTGCTTTCTTCACCAAATACAGTGATGCCTCGACTGAATGACCGGACACTCTCAGTACGAGCAATCGTGGTAGCACGCTTTGGATCGTTAACAACTTTCGAAAGCCTTTTCTTCGCAGCTTCAAGATCTTCGCCAAGCCTAATGCTTGTTGCGATGGATTGTGATATACGGGTTTTTGTTGAATCGCTCAAGCCCTTTACGAGCTTAGCAGTATACGACTCAGCGGCTTTTGTAATAGCGTTGCTGTATTGGTTCAGCCCTAGTTCAATCTTGTATTGCTTCTCTGCAGTTTGAGCGCCTAGGGAAATTGAGTATGCAAGTGGATCATTGAGCGTTGCCATCATAATCTCGACTTCATCATCCTCAAACTCTTGTACATCGACAATCACTTCGAAACTATACGCCTTGATCTGTTGGGCTGAATACAATTCCCAGTTGATATATGAACTCATCCGCTCGTTGGCTAATTCCCTGAAATGTTTTCTCAGAACACGCTCGAGCTTGGCTTCAAACTTTATCAACAAGGCCAAAGCGTCTTTATTTTTCTTGTACGATGGTGCCCACTTCTCAGCGGCTAGAATAACGGCCGTCTGTTCCTCGAGACTATCCTCTAGTTGAGATACGGTGATCATTTAAGCTCCCGTTATTACATCAATGAGTTGTTTGCGTGATGCGCGCGCACGACGAAGAGCGGCGGCTTTTGTAGCTTCTTTGGTTTTGTTATCAAGATTCTTTTGAGCACTCGGATCCGGAATAGTGCCAGGATCAGTCGGACCGGATGGAGTTGGGGGATTTAGTTCGTCGTAGTTGTCGACTTCATCTTTCGATAATGCAGGTAGGTGTGTGACGCTTCGAATATGTTGCTCGGTTTCAGCGTTCTTGGTGATCATACCGGCGTTAGTGAGATCCGCTATAGCCTTAGAGAATATGGAGATATCATCAGTTTCAAGTCGTGAGTGAGTGAGTTTAGGATAGCCATTTGGTAGGCTCGAGAAATTGAGATCGCAAAGTTGTCTGATAAGTTCATTCTGCACGACAGTCTGGAAGTTAACAGCGGCGGCCTCTTCAGATTGCAAGAATAAGCGAGAGTGAACATCACCAACTGCGCGTGAGCCTGTTTCGGTTGAACCAAGCATGAGGAATTGACCGAGTACTGAGAGTGTAATTTGCTGATCATGATAGCGAATAGATGGCAGAATCTCTTTGGTAGAGCTTCCCTTCATGTCCATCATTTCAACGCCTGAATCTTTTGGAATCTCGAGATATGCCTCTTCGTTTGCGCGGAATTGACGCATGATATTGCGAGCACGTTCTTTTTCGGTAGGCGTCACATTATCGCCAAAAGTAATGATCGGTACACCGGCGCCCTGCTTCTCAAGACTAACAGCATTGATCTTAATCAACTTGTCCTTCATGTACCAGTCTTTGTAAGCATAGCGGAGTAGCGGTACACCCTCGTAGTTGTCGCCTTCGCGTTGGTTGCTAAATACCATAAGCTTGGAGCGAGGTATTCCAACTGTCTTAGTGGTGAGCTGTTGAGTTACACCAGGCTGGCCCTCAGGCATTTCCCATTTGTAGATGCTGAGTTGTTTACGAAAGCCAATGCTATCAATTACGACACGAATCTTGCCCTCAAACTCACCAAGACTATAGGTTTTTTCAGCCACAGAAAAACCGAAGTCAAACATGCCAAGGCTTTGGTGTGTGAAATCATGCCAGTTAAGGTTTGCATGGAATAGTTGGTTGTCTATAAATCGAGAAACGTATTGGTCAAACTCATCGTCTGAGGCTGGGGTTATGTTCCAGCTTAAACCTTCAATTGGAAGCTTACACATCTCGAGTGTCGCATGAACAGCGGCGTCGGACCGGCGCATTTGGTCATAGATTCGATTGCCCCGAGTGCCGGTTAGCGTCATGTTGTATTCTTCGGAACGAATGATACCGCCATCAATCATCGTTCCTGATTCGCCGTAAGTTTTGCCGAGCCCTTTAGTTGATGGTTTATCTTTGTCCATAATGGTTAAGTCAAGTATGTTTCAAAGTCAAATATTTTGCAATTCTTAAAAACTTTGAGTCATTACCCCCCCGGTTATTGACCCGTCCGATGTTGGACCATAATCACCTTCATCGTCATCGTCGTCTTCATCAAAATAGTTGTCGGTTGGTTCTGGATCTTCGCGCCTTGATGTGCTTTCCGGAATATCGCTCCATTTCTCAACAACTGTTGGGGCAAAGGCTAGGGCCAAGGAGTCGGAGCGGTCAGGAGATTTACCGCCAGTACGCTTTTTGTATTCCTCTTTTGATTCAACTTTGATTTTACCGCCGACAATAGACCAGCGTCGACCAACTAATTCGTCGTATAGTTTTTGATCAAAGTGCAATGCTATCTTTTTGGTTATGAACTGCTTGCGTAGATTCCAATACAGCAGGCTTGTAATGTCGTAGTATTTCGCACGATCCTTATCGTTCATGAACTCCTTGGAGCTAAAGTTGTAGGCCATGATCTTGTAAACATGTGCAGGTTTTCCGCCTTCCATGCTTTCTCGGGATTTCTGTCTGAGCCTATCAGTCGTACCACCGCCATTACCTGTATCATCAATATTCAAAACAGTTGCTTCATCGAGCGGATCAATGATATCGAGGATCCTGTCTGCAGATTCCATGAGATCCACTTTATTCCAGATAACTGGCTTCTCTACCCATCCACCGCGCCGAGGATAATTCACGTTGGAGTCATTACCAAAGCGAGCCATATCTTGACCGTGTACTGGTGGGCCATCCGGGATTTCCCAGCCAGATATATCCGAATACTTCTCGCCAGTTTCGTCGTCTTTGCCGTACATGTTCATTGCCATAGTGACGAGGTGAGTTGGTAGCAATGCTTGGTCTGCCTGTGTTGGAAATTCACCCATGATCAAGGATTCCCAGGCGCTCGAATCAACACCCCATTCGTGGAATCGGCCATAGACGGTTTGCGGATCAATGAGGTTTGGATATGGCATGTTCAGATTCTTTTGGACCGACTTGTTGTGCTCCGATTGTTTCACTCCGGGTGGTGGTGTGAATATTCGTAGTAGATCGTCAGTCGTGTGGATGTTGTTGGCCGTGAAGTTTGGCGTCATAAAAGCCGATATGGTGAAGCAGTTAGCACCGAGCTCTGGCTTGGTGAATACGTCATAGAACGTACCTGTTGGGGATGTTGGGTTTCCGATGTAGAGAATTCTCGCGTTGATGTTTGGCGTAATGGCTGCAACACCTTTAAAGATTGGCTCCTCGACACCGCCGGCTTCATCAACTACAACTAGGATATTGTCAGCGTGATATCCAAAGAAATTCTCTGGCCGTTTCGTTGATAGCCCTACGGCATACCAATCGGTGTCGATATTCAGCCCCGCTTGTGTCACCTCTTTGCTTGTGAGCCGGTATTTTGCTTGCTTCACGGTCGTGGCAATTTCACGCCATAAAACGTCAGTTACCTGGCGCCAAGTTGGGGCGGTTGTGACGACAATTGAGCCGGGGTTAAGGACTAAGTATGTGACGACAATGCGGGCAGCTATATAGCTTTTACCAACCGCGTTGCAGGTCTTTACGGCCGTAAGTTTGTTGTTAAAAACGCTTTGAACAATAGCGTCCTGTAGACTCCAGGTATTACATCCGAGCACATCCTTTATGAACAAATGCGGGATCGGTGTATAGATTTTTACGAGCTCAAGAGCATCATCAACTGTCAGCTTTTGGGGCATCAACAACCTCTCCTTCGATTGCTGTTGCATGTGATTCGAGCTGTGTCTCCACACCAATTTCTCTTGCACGCTGGCGGGCCTGGTTGAGTAGGCTTACTACGTCGTCACTAGCCGTGACTTCATGTTTTTGGGCGGGTGGTTGGAACGTCCGGCCTTCAGCATCCGGGAAATGTGAGAGCAATAGTGCGGCCTGCGCGGCATCGCCCCGGGCAGCACGCAGAAACAAACCATTGTAGATTTTCATGCGTCTTTTTCTGGTGAATATCTCGGCTGCTCGAGCGGTTACGCGGGGCCAAAAGTCGGGAATTGATTTCTGCCAATTGTACAAAGTTGTACGGTCAACGCCTATGCGATTAGCGTACTGTGTCATGTTGATTTGCTCTAATTGGCCGCCGGCCTCAACCATAAGGCCATCACATGCAACGAATGTTATGAAATCATCTTGTGCCACTGTTAACGGTTTACTTTCTACGTTTTTTGGCGAATTAACAGGGGTAATTATAGATTTTCGTGTCGAATTTTGTTGAACTTCTGGCATATACCGATCATAACACTAGAACTAATATCCGTGAATGGGGCAGGTGCTATCGATTGCGCCAATGGGGCAGGTGCATCCCTGGGTTTGGGTTGGTGTTGGTGCGCTTTCAGCAAGGCTCGGCGGAACCCATGATGCTTGGACTTTTGCATGTGCGAGAGCGTCTTCTAAATGGCTGATGATCTTGTTTCGTTGCAAGTTATTTTTTTGGGTTTTGACTTGATCGATCAGTGCTTGAATTTGGTCTGGTAGATTCATTTTGTGGATCTCCTTGTTTGGTTTGTTTGATTGCGGTTCCGGGTATCGTAGCGTTTATACCGGCTCGTCTAAGCATCGGGATAACCTGGACTTGGCGAGCGAGGCGAAACTGACGCTCACTATACCACCTGGAGTATTGTGAGTCGCCTTTCATCGTGCAGTCCGCCATTTTTCTAATGATGTACTTTCTACAATATCAGTTGGAAACAAATCGTCTGGCAATGGCTCATGTTTAAAAATTGGTCTGCGAAAAGCCATCACTACATTGCCACCATCAACTGCTAATTTTCGATAAGCCGTGTTAGCCGAATAATACGATTCCCATTTTTTTACGGGCACATATTTTTTTACCCATTCAACCACGACGCTATCATTTTTTATGGCCGGCTGAGGCCCGCTGGGCACGCTCTCGCTGGCTTTTAGCAACGGAACGATTCCTGCTTCAACTTTTTGCTGAACGCGGTCTGAGGGCTCGAAACGACGTATATCGCTGGATGAAAGTGAACGGCCATTAATGGCAATGATGCTTCCCTTTGCCCAAGCCTTTGTAACGGCATCTACCTGGCTAGGCATGACGTCGATCACTTCTCCGTCGTAAGTTATCAATTCGTAAATAAAGTTTGGTTTTTCCATTTAAGCCTCCGGGATAATGGTTAGGTTAGTATTACTTTCTCGCTTATGTCCCCATGCGATGAGTTGATTAAATTTTGCTTGTAGGTCGCAGAAGTCTGCTATAGCTGGAGCATAACGATCGGTTTTAGTTTGTGCAACTCCAAGAATTAATTTCTGAACTTTTTCTGGTCCATGCTTTTTGAGCAGGTTGCTACATGCAAATCGATTCGGTTTAATTCGAGCTTGGATTTTGTAGCCAATTGTCTTTTCCCAAAAATCAAACATTTCATTAATTTCAGGTTTTCCAAAAACTTCGGGCTTTGCCAATACTACGTTAGTAGTATTATTCTTAGTCTTATTCTTATTCTTGTTAGAGTGTTGGGTTGTTGTTGGGTTGTTGTTGGGTTGTAGTTGGCCTTCCTCACTTTTTGCTGTTGGGCTACTTTGATATTTATGCCAATTACAGATAGTAATTACTGAATACTTAGTGTTGGGATTTAGCTTAATCATGTGTTGGCTCTCGAGACGCTTTAGAACGTCATATAACGTGCGTGGATTCATGTTCATTAGCTCGCCTAATTGGATTCTACCGCCCGCCCATTCGCCCTTAGATTTGCTAACCGTGTAGAGCAATTTGGTAAATACTAAATAAGCATTATTGTCTTTTTGCAAGAACACATTTTCCGAGATATTTCGGTGAAGCTTAACCCAACCTTTATCCACGATGGCCCTCACAAAACAGAGGCTTCTTGCGCCACGCCTTTATTTGGTCGCTCGTGTCTTTAGTGATAGTGCCTTTCGGAACTTCCGGTGCAAACATGTCGATATTCTCGCTCAATGTGAGGTAAGCAACAGTAGGCTTGCGGCATTTATCACACTTGCCGGTGCGTTTGATGGTCATTTTAGCAACCCCGGATTCTCGTAAATATTCCCGATGACTTCAAGGTTCTCTGATCCACCATCGTTATCCCAGAGCCAAAGCATCACACGCTCCATATCAATATTCGAATCATCCATGGGAATTGGGTAAAGTTCAATACGAGGAGTCATACTGTTCCAATCAACCTCGAATCGCAAACCTTTATCTATCACATTCCATAGGGTGTCGCCATTTTCTTGCACTTTACCAGTTGTCTTTTGGTCTTCGACCACCTCAATAATGTCACCAATATAAATCTCTTTGCCGTTCTTATCTTTGAGGCCGGTGTATTGGCTCCAATGTTCTAGCGAGTTTATAAAACCAAGCTTGGTATCTGCTATCTCTGGAATAGTGAAATACAACCATTGGTTAGTCGCTGGATTCCACGCTCTAAACTTAATTTCTGTCATAGATTAGCTCCTAAGTATTTAATCGGGTCGTCGGCTATGACCATTTGTTGAAGGTGGTATTGCCAGCCAAAGTTTCCTGCTTGTATCGGTTTTTCGGTTGGTATAACGTAACTTCCGCCAATAGCGATAGAGACACTAGCTTTAGGTTCACCCCACAAAGCCTTAGCAAAGTCGTGGTTGAACAGAATCTCAATGTAGTTAACACTCTCCGCCCTGCCCTTTTCGTGAGTAGCCAAAATAATGTCGCCTGTCCAAGTCTTTTTAAAGTTGGGGTAGCTATAGTCGAACATGTATTTTTTGAACTTCCACCCACCATCAATAGCCTTCTCTATAGCTTTTTCTAAAATCTTTTGTTTTTGCGTCGGCATTAAAAGAACCCCTTTCCGGGGCTCTATAGATTGCACGTTGCTCTCTTAGTCGACTTTTACAATATCAAACTAAGACAGGCATGTAAAGCCCCTGTTAATTGTTTTCAAGACATGAGGCTTTCGACTAAAAGAGCTTCGATGACTTGGATTTCATAATAGCCCAACACTAGGCATTACAGCAAGTTTCGCTTATCCACATGTTTATAAGTATTTTCGCCAACACCTACCGATATGTGGATAACAATTTCTGTCACCCCGAAGTCCGCCTTAATTTATTTACCTCTCACGAGGCAGACGCTTTGAGTATGCGGCTCGCGTCCCACACAACGGGGTATGTCCACTATAACAAAAACCCCGCTGTTTAGGCGAGGTCTTTGGGCCAGTGGCCGTTTACGAAGAAGTGGTCGATTTTTGCGCCAATTGCTTTGGCTTTGTAACCAATCATCTTTTTGTAATCGAGTTGGCCGTTGTATCTAATTTCGAGGTTCATGTTATGCCTTTCTGACTTAACATAAATAGTATAACAAACATTAGCGTTTTTGTCAATACCCTTTTACGATATGCTTCCTTATTATACTCAGGCGTCTTAAACTACAATAACGACTACTGTTATTTTATCTTGCTTTATTTATACGAAGCTTTATACCTTCTGTTCACGAGTCTGCATAATACTATGATCGCTTCGGCCGGCGAGGGCTTCTTCGGCCTCCTGACGGGTTGCATAGGCCGTTCCGGATGGCGCCATTGTACCAACGGGTACCACATAAAAAGTATCAATAAAGTAAATTCCCTGCTTGGCAGCAAGATCTAAGGCTTCCTGCTCAGTAAATTTATCGTCTGGATTTCCGTCTTTGTCCACCGTTCTATGCTGATATTCTTCGAGTGTTTGATTATTTTCTTCCATGAGCCCAGTATACAACCTTTTTACGGCCGTTCGTAAAAAGTAGTTATGCACAACTTCCAAGGATTTCTTGCATGTTGTGCATAATATGTCGCCTCCTGCAGAACTATGTAAAACCTATGTCAACTATAGTCATAAAAAAACGACCCCACCGGGTCGCTCTATTGTTCCACCACACTGATAAGTTTAAGATCAAGCTATCTCGCAAGTATTGTTTAGCTCGATCTCGGCGCGGGCCTTGCTGTTACCCTACTGACCATAATACCGCAGATTCGATATCGTGCAAGCTAAAAACGTGGACGCGGCGGGAAGGAAAGGTCAAATTAACCCACCCGCCACTGATCAATAGTGTACCAGCCTAGCAAGAATTACGACAAGTAGTGCAATGCCACTATATAGTGCAATGCCCATACAGGTCTTATTTTCTGTGAAGGCGCCAAGTATTGCGCTGACTGCAAATACAGCAACAGTAAACATTAAAAGATCCCTGCCCTTATATAGTGGCTGACGGGTTCTGCGGTACTTCGGGATCGGTTTGCGGTTCCTGGTTTGAGTCGGCACTGAATTCCTCAAGATGCTTTCTGGCTAGGCCGGCTAGGGCGTTACCTTCAATACTAATATTCTGCTCGTCCGGAATGAACCAATCGCCGGCTTTGATATTATCAAGTGCTTCCTGTACGAACACGGCTTGCTCTTTTGTGAGCTGGAATGATAAATGAATAAAGCCATCGTCGGGTGTTTGTTGCTCCGGCTCCGATCCAAGATTTTTTAGTTTATTAATTTCCTCGTTTGTTTGTCCGGTTAGCCGTAGATAATCTCCACCGGCTTGCTCCAAAAATGTATTAACGTTTGAAAGTTTTTCAAATTCCCAATCGCCACTAATTCGGTTGGCCGCAACGTTTGCAGACATTTCTCTTGGCTCATCCCAATCGACTTCACGGTATGCATAGAACTCACCATTGTATGTTAAATAACCCACGGCCGTGGTGCCCACAGAATTTGGTTCTGCAAATCTTTGGGTGATTACTACGGAACTTTTGCCACCCAATTTTTTGAAGGTTTTGGCGCGTTGGTGCCCACCAACTAGTCGATCAGTCCGGACGTTATAAACGATCCCGGAAAGATCTCCGAATTCTTTTAATGATGTGGCGAGTGCGTTGCCGTCATGGTTGCTAAGCGTTCGCGGGTTGTTTGGGTTTTCATGTAAGTCGTCTAGTTGTTTTGTTTCCATGCCGACATTGTAACTATATTAAATCGGTTTGCCAAAATCGACGCAGGGCATTATCAAACTGAGAATGATGTTTCCTGCATAATGTAATAACGTATTTATGTTTACCACCAGCCCAAAGCGGTTTGATGTGTGCTAACTGCAGATCGTCGTCTATGCCGCATTTCAGGCAACTTGCCTCACGCAATTCTGCTGGGTTTGAGTGAGATCTATTTCCGCCATTTTTTGCGCGTCGATATTCACGAGCATATGCATTGCGCGCCTCGCGGGTCCTGCGCCTCCATTGTGATTTTAGATATAGCCGAGCGCATTTATCTGAACAATATTTTGCGGTTGGTTTGCGATCGATAATTAATGACTCACAACGTAAACATTTCATAATGTTTTTAGTATATCACCACTCCCATAACGTTCCCCTTCCCTACTACTTGAAAGTCCCCTGTTTTTATGTTCTAAGGTGTTATTTGCTTTTTTTCAAAAATATGTTCAGGGCGGGGAAGTGGTACAAAAAACGAACATCCAACGTACAATATTAGTATGCCAGAACCCAAAAAACCAAGCACGTTTCTAGCCACGAATATGTATGCAAAAAATGTATGCAGTCGTTGCTCGAGCCCTTCAACGGGCGTTTTAATCAACAATAATGGCAAGCAATATCTATGTTTGGTTCACATAAAAGCATTTGAAAAGGCCCGGGATGCACTGCTCGAGGCTCAGGAAAAACGACAATGGGGCCAAGCTGATTGGTACCGTGAATTGGTGCTGGGTGAAGACATTCACCAACTCGAATTGATATAGGCTATTCTGGGTATCTGTATGGCGTCTGTGGGTATAAAAAAACTAGCCCATGATCCTTGCGAGACCAATCCGGGCTAGTTAGTAGCTTTGTTTTTGAGTGTTTTTTGTTTTGGGTGAGAGCCGATTCACTAGCTATCACTAGACTCATAATAGCACCAATTTTATTCTTGCAAACGTAGTTTTTACAACAGCAATCGTGTGTTCATTTTTGTGTGGGACATTGATGTCCCTAACAAAATTCGTAGGCTTTGAGTACAAAATTTGAACAATAGCAATTATTGGGTGAGAAAATTGAGCACTTTTTCGCGGGTCTTTTTTGGCTGATTGTAAATGTCCGTGGGCTTAATATGTAGCACGCCCCAGCCCGCATTTTGGAAATATTCATCACGTTGTTGTTGCATAACTATGTCATGATGATAGGCTTTTCCGTCGACCTCAATTCCGCGATTTAGGTCGTTGCCAAAATCAACCCAGTACTTTCCGACCCGCACTTCGCGTCGCACATTTTCGATTCTAAAATCTACGCCCATGCTCAAAACCAATGCCAACGGAAAGCCGGTTTTTGTTGACTTTAGTGCCGGCAATGTAAACACAGTCCCACCCATCAAACGAATCAAAGCGATCTCAGCAGGGCTCGGAAAGAGCTTCCGATTGTCGCGCCAATAGCGACTGCGCAGTCGATAGAATTTTGAGACTAGACTTTTTGGCCCATACATATATATAGTATAACCATAAACGAATCGGGGTGGCCCGGCTTGTTTCGTACCTTGGGTAGCCATAACCTAAAAATACACAGTGAAAACTCTGTTACAAAACCCTATTAGGATAAAAAACTTGTTTACTTTTTGTTGAATTAGATATATGGACGGCACTCCGACTGCTGCTCTCGTTAACGCTTAATATTGGCAGAAATATATACCCCTGATGCACGGCTACCGCGTCAGGGGTTTTTGCTATTTATACACAGGAATATACATAAAACTGTGTATAAAGGGGTTTACATATTTCATAAAGGGGTTTACACTTCTAATATCAAGTAAGGAAAGGTCAAAATATGTCAATAACAATGGTGGTGCGCTTGATATGGTGCGATATCCATAATAAGTATAAGAAAGATTGCCCCTGCAAAGGTACAGCATAAAATGTACGATCCGGTGGTAAACAATCTTATAGATGCCAGTATGATTCTCTTAACAGTTATCATTGCCGGCGCAACAATATTACATATAATTAAGAAAAACAAACATGAAAAAAGACTTAAACAACAATCAGAAACTAAGCCCCAAAAATACATTAATAGTGATGCTCCTACTTATCGTAGCGCGTATCCTGGAACCAAGCGGAGAATAGCATGATCCTAAAAACCGACATTGAAATACAACGCGACTACTGGACAGAACAAAGGTTCAACGAAGGATTGGTTGATGAAATTGTCGCTCAACATAAAGGTAAGCCCATAACTACCGCTGAAGCAGTCTATCATTTCCGGATTAGATCAAAAGAACTTGTTGGGGCATTTGCAGTATCAAGTCAAATATTTTCAGAAAGAATAAGGAGCTTACTTAAATGACAAAAAACCATAAATACACCCACCCGGGGTATGAGGCCCGCGAACGCAAGGGCCTACTTAAATGGGTTATCATTGCCAGTATTTTATTGGTACTTTTAGCAATACTTAATTACCAACGGAACTGGCCGGTCGCAGGCTGTCGCCATCATAAGGTGCCGAGCGATCATAATTACCCGGTTCCAAATGTCAGTGCGCCAAATGGAATGGAACAATATAACTGTAGGGGTGGTAAGACATACTTTGAAGCCCGGGCAGATGGTCGGTACTACTAATGGAACAGAAGATCCTCGACCAACTTAATATGAAGTTTCCAAACTGTATGTTTAGTGTAATCAAGGATGGTGATAACGTTACGACTATTGCATTCGATGCTTTGGCCAACGAGTTTACTGAGAAAAAAATCCGTAAGTTTGTCGAAAAAATTATGACTACTACCTACGACTTTATGCAGGTGAGGCCATACCATGTAGAGAGGATGCCATTTTGAGTAACCAAGAAATACTAGAAAAAGCTATCCAAAAAGCTATTGATGGTGGGTGGGAAGCGTTGCCTATAAATGGTCGTAAACATTGGATTGAATCTGCGCCAGAACACCGAGCTAAAGATGTGGATATGTTTATAACTATGGGGAGCAAAGTTCAATCTGAAAGTTATCGAAATATCATTTACAACCACGACTTTGCTAAGGCTTTGTGGGGTAAAGAAGATCGTCAGTTTAGATCAATAGGTGGGTGGACGCAGGCATGGAAATATCACTTACAACAAATGGTCATAGCCGAAGAACCAATTAAGTATCTCGGGGAAAACATATGAACTTCGAAGAAACATCCAAAATTGTCAGCAAGTGCATGCAACTATTTGAGCCGGTTCCACTTCCAGATGATATTGAGCGTGGAGAGGTTGGCGCCTGTTTTGATACGTGCGCGCTGTTGGCGCTCAAAAGCAAAGGGAAGTACGAATATTGTGAGGGTATGGTGCATATTATTCACCCTGGCCAGACGAACGAGTGGCTCTACCATGCGTGGTTAACCGATAAGGATCACAAGTATGCCTACGATCCAACATGGCTTGCAGTTGATGATTACGGCGTTGAGCGGGCAATACCGGGTTTATATAAGGGCGTTGTATTACCGATCGGGCTTGTTGCTGAGTTTATGAAACAAAGCGGGTATCAGGGCATATTCGCCAATAAGCATAGGGCGCCCGATGTTTATAAAAAAATAGAATTGGCTGTTACTAAATGAGTGAATGGGAATCAATCGTGCCCGACTATAAGGGCTTCATTGTGCCAACGGCATATTGTCCGGACTGTGGAGAGCAAATTATATATAGTCTGCAGGGTTCGTTTTGCCATTGTAGTAAGTGGGAATTTTCCCGAGTCGATGGAGTAAAAGTTATTAAACGAAAGAAAATAGGAGATCAAGAATTATGAGTGAAACAGAATCACAAGCGGTAGCGAAAGTTCAACCGGTACAAACACCATTGAAACTGGAACATTTATCATTAGGACAAATACAGTTTATTGGAAAGAACATGGCTCAGTCGGGTATGTTCAGCGATGCCCGAGACGCAAGCCAGGCAATGACCAAGATTATTGCTGGACAGGAGATTGGTGTTACACCGTTCCAGGCAATGACCAATATTCATATTATCCAAGGCAAGGCCACAATGGCTGCAAATTTAATGGCAGCCAAGATAAAAGGCTCTGTTAAGTACGACTACAAAGTACTCAAGATGGAACCAGAGGAATGTGTTATTGAGTTTTTTGAACTACCAATCGACGGTAAGCCGATCTCACTAGGTAAATCTTCATTTACCAAAGCCGAAGCTCAAAAGGCCGGCACTAAAAATATGGATAAATTTCCACGTAACATGCTATTCGCTCGAGCTATGAGTAATGGTACAAAGTGGTACTGCCCGGACATCTTTAATGGCAACATTATTTATACTCCTGAAGAGATGGGCGCCAACGTCAACGAAGATGGAAATGTTATTGATCTGCAGAGCGTGGCATCAAGTCCAAGCATTCCAGCTAATACTGAACCGGCGCATACTCCGGCTGATGCACCTGCAGAAGAGCCTGAAGCCATCGAACCCCCTAAGCCGGAACCCGGCAAAACAGCTATTGACCTTATCCGGGAACACCTAGAAGAGCGTGGCTTTGCTGATCCAAACGATCGTAAGATCATTACACTCAATGCTGCAAATGTAAAAACAGTTAGTGAGCTTGACAATAATCAGTGGCTCGAAGTGCTTGATAATCTCAAGCAGTCTGACGATGAAACACTGGCAAGCCTATTGCCAAAACCTGAACCCGCTCCGAAAACAGAGACGGCGCCAGTTACTGATGATGATCTTGATAACATTGGCAAGGAACAAGAGCCTGAAGCAGATCCAGCCCCGGCTAAGCAACCGTTCGAAGTTAATAAATATAAAAAGGGAAGCACGCAGATGGTCCGACCACAGATGCATACCGATGCTAAAAAGCTCTATGAATATCTAGGGCTCACTACGAAAGTACAGCGTGAGAACTTTAATGTTATGCTCGGATTTAAGAAGGTGGTGAGTGACTTTGATACGTTTATGGATCTTCTAGGCAAACTTGTTATTGAGGCCAACAAAAAAGCTACCTTTGATTCTACCGAAGGTGGTGCAAAATAATGGCGCAGAAACAATACAGTATTGAAGAGTTAGGACTTAAACGGTTCCTTAACCTCACCCAAGCCGATCACAATGATCTCGGGTTTCAGCAATTCGATACCATGATCAAGACCGGTCTACTGAAAAAAACCCAGATAGCGGAGTCGTTTAACATAACAACCCCAACCCTATACAAATGGCTGGAGTACTACAAGAAGTTAGGTGGCGCAAAATAATGACAAACACTTCAGTACTTAAAAATTTATCTACATCAAAGGACGATAAAAGTGATATTTCAGTGGATGAAATTCTTAAGGCAGCCGATGATTTTAAGAAAGAGTATTACAATTCCGAGCCTGACTCTACTGCCACTCCTGAGATCGAAGAAAAACCTAAAGCGGGTGGTCCCGAAACTAATACACCCGATAAGGACGTAGAGCTAGATAAGATATTAGAAGACTATGTATCAAGCTACTATGAGTTTTACTCACAAGGTAGAACAAATCAATGGCTAGATAAACGAAAGCTAGAAGCCCTGCAAGCCATTAAAGAGTTATTTCTAACCTCAGAACAGGAGGCATATAAAAAAGCTTATATAGCTGGTGCGTTAGAGGGTTTTAATAAAGCTTTCGACAGCCATGATTATGACGGTCTAAGGAAATATAAAGCTAACCTACAAGCTAAACTAAAAGGAGATGAATGATGGGTAAAGAACTAGAATTACTAATCAGAAAAAGCGCACTCAAAGATGTGGAGATTTGGCTATACCAACAGTACGATGAGATTGGCAGAGAACTTGATGAGATAAGAGCCTCTAAGGACACTACAAGGGAGTCAGAATGAGTTACTTTGAAGATTACGTTGCAGATGGTTTGATGTGTCAGGAATGTGGAGTATTGATTGATGGGACAGAACCAGGTTATCCAAGAAGCTGTGGGTCTTGTGATGAGTAACATAGAAAGGAAGCAGTAGATATGAAACTATCACAAAACCAAGTTGAAGTATTGCTGGACTTTATAATCCAACAGCCTAATACGCAGACACCACTAGCCATTATTGCTAAGGCAATTCTTGAGATAAATACAGAAAACGAGTCTAAGCTATGAAAAATGTAATAAGCGTGGATACAATTCTCAACCGTATTGTTAGTCAAGAAGCAATAACGGAGGGTGGTTGGGCTGAGTATACACTCAAAGAAGAAGATATTAAGTATGGCAACCCACTCCATAATCAAGCTGAACTTAAAAAAGATTTACATTCTCTACTAATTAGTAAGCTACCAGAGAAGATGGTACGTTCAGAAGTATTTGAGGGTGAAAGTGACGGTACAATCGAAGCCTACAATTCTGCTATAGACGATATGAAGGCTGTACTGGATGAGATGTTTGAGGTACATAATGAAAAATAGTAAGTTACATACTACCGAAGATAAAAGTAACGAAAAGGTTACATCCAGCAACTCAAAGAGTGAAGATACACCAGAACCATACACACCTCACAGAATAGGCTTACATTCAGATGACCGCCCCTATTCAGGAGAACCACTTTGCTACTGTGACAAGCCCCAAGATACAAGCCTTACTAAAATAACCGCTGAGTATTTTATGGCAACAGACCCAGACAGAGTTGCACTTCAAAGAAAAGTTTTGGCATGGCACAAAGCCGAGATAGCTAAGCTCTTTGAACAAATACGGAGTGAAGCAGTAAGAATGAATATACCGTGGGGTGATGGCAATGGTTACGATGTAGTCAAAGCTATAGATGTGGAAGTACTAACTAAAATGGAGGAGTTATGAGCGAACCAACAAGCGTAGAAAGCATTAGAGAAGAATTTGAGATAGAACTCGTAAGAGCTGGGGTTAATGCAAACAATGTTAATTACGATATTCTTGCAGAAGTAAGAGAGGACTTTTCAGCTAAAATCAATCGCCTTATAGTACTCGCTAGGATAAACGAGATAGAAAAGATACCAACCACAGTACTAGACAAAGACTCACCATTCAGACTGCTAAGAATTCGAGAGCTTAATAGGGAGGTTGAATCGTGAGTAAAGGTAGAGAAATTAAGGTTGCAATGCGGAAAGGATTTAAGGAGGTAAATCAGTGACATATCGGCACCCAACAAAGTTAATGATCAAAATAATGGCATTGCTAGGTTACGAACGTTATGTAGTTACAACACCGTATCATGAATCAAGTTTTTTTAAGAAGAGGGAGAAATAATAATGTCATTTAATAAATTAGAGTATGCAAAACGTAGGGCACAAGGTTTACGCGGTCAGGGCGATCATTATTTTAGAACCAAGGGTGTCATTATGCATAGAGCCATGGAAGTAGGTGGACCAGATGCCAGCGATACACGATCTAGGCATGAGCGTCGAGTTGAATGGCTTGAGCAACGACGTACTAGTAAAAAAGTCGCAAAAGCTGAGCGGGCAAATCAGAAAATAAATAATACTATAAACGCGGAGAATAATTAATATGATGCCATTTTGCCAAGGAATAGGATGCGAGAAGGTAGCCGTATTTTTAGGGCCAAACGAAAACCCGGCTTACTGCAAAGATCATCTTGATAAACTTGTAGCACGTTTGGCCGATTGGATGGACAATCGAAAGGATCCACCAGCCGCCGATAAAAACTCAGACTTTCAGATTGAGAATGCTGATATAGAGGGTAGGTTAAAAGACATAGGCAAGACCATTGCCGGGGTATTGCCCGACGGTTATGGATTCAACTTACTAATATTTAACTTTGGTGAGGGAGGTGCGACGTTTTATATTAGCAATGCTGAGCGAGAAAGCATGCTCGATGCAATGAAAGAATTTATCGATAAGCAGGAGAAAAAATCATGACTAAAGAACAAAAGCAAAAACTTCGAAAGGGTATCGACATGATCGACGATATCATGGAAAAACCCCTACTCAAGCGCTTGCAGATGCTTCGAATCTTTTAGAAGAGTTGTATCAGGAGATCATATCATGACAGAATCAGAACCAATATACCTCGTAGTCGGGGAGCAAATAAGTTATCGTGATAACGGATTTATTAGGAGTCGATCCTGCAATGAGTGCAGAAGAATGTGGGATCGTTCACACCCTAAACAAACGAAACATAAAAGGAGTTTGACAAAATGATAGTTTTATACTTTGACACAGAGACTACAGGAATAAAAAGTTGGAAAAATCCTGGCTTTATGCCGGCACTTGTACAGCTCGGGGCGATCCTGCAGGACACTAAAACCGGTCGCGTACTCGCTGAGGTCAATCTTATTAATAAGGACTGTGGGGCGATCCCTGCAGAAGCAGCCGCAATACATGGAATAGATGATGCAACAGCTATGGTTTATGGCGTATCGGGTATTGGGATTGATCGCCTGTTTGCCAATCTAATTAGTAAAGCTGATATTATTGTTGCGCATAATCTGGACTATGATCTTGATGTTGTTACTGACAATATGCCAGATAGCTTGAAGCAACTTCCAGGTAAAAAGACCTTTTGTACAATGGACAGCAATGTTTATATCGTAAAGGCTCCACTTACTAAGAAGCAAAAAGATTATTTCACGAGCAAGGGAAGCAAGCCGGACACCCCATATAGGGTGCCGAGCCTAGCTGAGACATATCAACACTACTTCGGTGAAATGTTTGAGGGCGCTCACGATGCAATGGCCGACATTCGTGCGACGCAACGTATCTTTACGCATATGATCGAAAAAGAAATCTATATTTTCAGTAAGCTTGGAGATATCGTGCCATCAAAGAAGACGGCTAAAACAATTAAGCTTGGTACTGTTGCGCCAGAATAGGTTACAATACAAAGGTAAATAGGAAGCCTCATAAATGAACAAAAAATACATTCTAGCATTCGTTACGGTAGTGATTTATATCATATTCTTCGTGCAAGTTGGTCGGGTGTACCATCAGCGCAAACAGGCTAAGCAGATAGCGTCCGCTGTCGCGCTAGAGCGAGCAAATCAAACAAAAGTCAATGACGTCAAGGTCCAGGAGGCAGAGCGAGCAAAAGCTATTCAATTAAAGAAAGATAATGAAAAACTCTGTACCTTTATTAAAGAGACGTTGACCACCGTTAAGACCTCTACAAAAGTTACCGTACCGAATGAATGTCTACAAAGTTGCCCCGTTAAAAATGGCCCGGCGATCCTGGGTGACTGCAAAGAAACTACACTTTAGCTTTATTGCCGTTAGCGGTATAATGCTGGGCAATGGATGAGGAAACAAAAAAATTAGCACTGGCGAACGGACCAACAAATCAGATCCATACTTTTGAGCACTCTGAATCACAGGACGAACAGGCTAAACGTGAAGAGAATTATATCCGGGACAAAGTTCCATTTAAGGGTAACTGGCGAACGGCGATCGATAAAGACAATAGACTGCTTATTCCAACACCGTATCATCAACTATTAGCAGATGGTGGTGTGATCACAACGAGTGCAGATAAGCATCTTTTACTGTTTGGCCGAGTGCATTGGCAACGTTTCCAGCGCCTTCTTGCTAAAGAGATTGGTTTTAGTCCTGATCATACGGCGATCGGCCGTCACTTTTATAAACACATGCTCGAGTTTGATAGACTCGACGAAGATGGTGGTATCACACTTAATAAACAGCTTGTTAGTTATGCTGGGCTTAAAAATACAGTAGCCATGATTGGTTTGGTCTACTTCGCAGAGATCTATTCGGAAGTTGACTATCAAGATAGCGCCCTTACGCGTCGAGACATTGCCGAGTTAATTCGGGCATTGGCATGAATCCAAATCCTGAATTGCTTTTATACGCAACCTGGGAAGAATTGATTAGAATCACCCAAGACATATCGACTGAGGCACTTGATGATATTATGCGTGATGAGCTAGGAATTGAACACCTAAGTGACCTCACACAAACACAGGCGCTACACCTGCGCGACTGCCTTGCGAGTTTAAGTAGACTCAAGAAAACATTGTGGGACGGTGTCACTAAAGCACTACAAGACGAACAACAACGATTAGAGAGAGCCGACATACCAATACTTGTTAAAGTAGATCCAGTTCATGCAGCCAACATCATCACCCAGGGCCAGATCGACGAGCTGGCAAAAATCTATATTCGCACCCAAGTGGACAAAAAATTATTTGGTAAACAAGGGTAGATGCGGTTAAATAAGCATTAGTGAAATATTAAATTAAGGAGAAATTAAAATGTTAATAAAAAATGAAGAAGGTAATATTGTTGCTGTAGTCGAAACAGCCGACGTAACACGCCAGGAGCTTGTTGATAATATTGGATCACTTAAAGACGGGCTTCGCGATGCCGAAGCTGAACTACAGCAATTTGATGAGCTCGCTAAAAAAGCTGAAGCTGAAGCCCCCAAGCCAGTAGAAGCTCCTAGTGAACAGCCAGAAATTATTCCAACCCCTACTCCGGAGCCTACGCCAACTCCTGAACCAACCCCACAACCTGAACAGCCACAAACGCCCGTTGTAGTTGAAAGTGTTCCAACCCCACCCCAACCAAACGCTGTTACTCCAGACTTTCCTAGTTAAATAAAAATACAAAAACAAAAATATGGATACACTATTTAAAGTCTTTGACTTCTTAATCTTCACAGTATTTGTGAAGTATGTGATCGCGCGTTGGGTTAGTGAGCGAATCGTGAAATTGGGTGGTTGGGCTTTCAATAAATTTTTTGTAAAAACAAAGCGAGAGTCCGCCATCCTCGTTCACTCATTTAATAAATCGCTCAACAAAAATCATAACCACGATAACATGTGCGACGATGAAAATTGCCCAATTAACTGGCCCCTTAAAACGTAAGGCCGGTTTCTTTTTTGGCACCTAGATAATCATCGATCTGTTTGATTGCGTCTTCATACCCTTGCGCAAAGTTTGCGTAATAGCCTTTAGTTGTAAGCTTCTGCAAGACAACCGCTTGTTCTTGGATATGTTTTTCCGTCGATAGAATGCCACTTTTAAGATAAACTCGAGCATTTTCTGTCTTGAGCTCTAAATACATTCCGTGATATTTGCCGCTTGGTTCGGCGATAAATAAATCCGGATAACCTCGATCGCTTCTGAGTTGCGTGGCGACACCGCGACTATAGCGAGAAACATTATTAACGCCTGCTTGATCACTATTGAATATAACCCTCGGATAACGGAGCTTTATATAACGACAGATTTGTACCTGTAGTGAATTTTCATTGTGTGTTCTGAGGCGACCGGCCATTGGCCTATTGCCGTTGAACACATTACCCATAACTAGAACGAAGCTTCGCCTGAGTTATCTTTTGGCTCAGTTGGTTCGGCGATAAAGTTCACATCGATGGTTTTTGGCTCGACCACGGGAGTTGGAGCTTGATTCGTTAGCTCAACGGTGGTTCCGGCCGGCGCGCTAACAGCGGCTACCGCAACTGGATCAGTCATTAAAGGTGGGGCCGAGAGTGGCAGCGCCGCCTTTTGTTCTCTGAGTTGTTTAGCATCACTAAGCACGTTTGAAGCTGGCTTGATGAAAAACTGATATAGCAATCCCGATAATCCTGCTATAGCGGCCGTCTGTTGGCCGAGTAGTGTTGGGTTTGAAGCAGAAGAGCTTAATAGCCAGTTAAGTCCCACCGTGAGGCTAGAAACGACGAATAATAGGGTATTAATAACTTTAGGACTCTGCAGACTAAGCCATTTCTTTAATGCCTGCAGTACAACCGAAACAATTCCAGACGCAACAAGTGCCTGGCCAACAACATCCCAAGGGACTTGCTGAAGGAAGTGAACCACTGAGTTAATGAGATTTTCCATTACTTAACTTCTTTCTTTTTAAATATATTAGATGGTTTGATAGCTCGAAGTATGCGTAGTGCAGTGCCGGTTACAGTGCCGACGATCGCAACAAGTCTTTCGCGGCCACGGAGGTTCTTATTTAGTTCATTGAGCTCAGTCGATAGATCAAAGACAGAGTCGTCCTCGTCTTCTTTTCGAATATCAGCAATTATTGGAGCAATAGATTCATCAGAAGGATCATTCGCGGGAATAAGATTGTCTTCTGGTATGCCAAACCATTTATTCTCAGCAACACTTTTGGCTGTGCGAATATACTTCTTGCCTTCTACTTCGAAGCGCTGGGCTGAGTGAACAAGGTTGCCGGCGTTTAATGTGCTATGCACTCCAACTTGCGCGAAATCATTGACATCAATTGTTTCTTTTGCTCGGTATGTATTAACGAGTTTTTGAGCTGTTGACCTGAAATCAACCTTAGGTGTTTCAACGGGTTTTACTTCAGGTTGGTGCGATACGGGTGGTGTAACAGGGGCCGGAGCTGGGGGGGTAGGAGGGGGGCTTGGTGCAACAACTTTATCTCTAAACTGAGCGATAGTATCAGGACCAGCATATATATTAACCTGGCCCCAAGTGTTCGTATTGATCGTATATACATTAGTTGATGGGTTGCCGAGGATATCATAAAGAAGTCCCGGAGCCCAAGCTGGGTTGCCTGGCCATAATTTGCCGACTTCGTTACCAACAACTGCTGGCTTATTCTTTGGGTATACTCTCCAAGTTCCAGCTTCAGCAGGAAGGAATAATTGTTTACCAACGACACTACTTGGAGGTTGTACCGGGACAACAACTTGCGGAGTTGGATATGCATATTCTGCCCATCCAGTAGGCTCACCATAAGGAGACGGTTTAATCTTGCCGTCATAGGAATCTAGAATTAAATGCTTTGCGGCATCTGCAACCTTACAGAAGTGGAAAATCATTTGGCCGGACTGAACACTCTTATAATAGAATCGAACAATAGACCGGTTATTTGATGGCCAGCCTGCAGTTCTATTTGTGCCGGTGTTTGCTGTTTTTCCGAGCACAAACTGTGGATAAACTGCGCCTATAGAGCCCCAACCTAGATCATCGAATACCTTATCGTCGATATCGGTATAGATACCACGGTCTCTAAATATGTTATTGAGTCCGATCGGATCAATTGCCACGCCAGCCTCGTTAACAAGGTTAGTAAACGAAACAAGAAAACAACCAATTTGGTCGATGCGATATCTCGGCGCAACACCGTTTACCGTTCGGCCCATTAGTTGTAAATAATTCTTTTGTGCGTATTGCATCATATATTCCTTATGGTTAAGTTTATCATAATGTTAAAGATAGGCATTTACTGCGGTGAAGGCTGCTGATGCAGTCGGATAAACCCAAGCTAAGACAGAATTACGGGCTTTTAGTTGGTGGACTTCTTCTCGGAGGGCGGTTATCTCTGCTCTTAGTGCGAGGCTTTCCTCTTTGGTAACGTAGGCTTTTTTTATTTCCACAAGCTCCCCCTTAATCTCATCTAGTCTGTAGATAATCAGGTCGTTGTTTACGTCAGATGGTTTGGGTTCTTTAGTCATAGTAAGTTCCTATATGGCTTTCAGGTAAGCCTTATGTGCTTGTTCTGCGGTATCAAAACACCCCAAGTAAACCTGTGTGCCGTTTATGCTACGTCGGGCTACCCAGCGTTTTCCCTTGAGCTTTACGCCAGCTAACCAATCAGGGTGTTTAGTGCTTCTACGGTTTCGAGCCTGTTCCGCCATTGTTGCCCAGGTGCAGTTTTCTTTAGTGTAGCCCCCGTTGGTATCACGGCGTTCTATCGTGGTATCTCGCTCGCCGTGTTCTTTAACATGTAATGAGTATGATTCGTAAAGAGCGTCACGAAATTCCTTAAAACTATCAAACTCAAACGTGACACCTCTCGCACCGTACCGTTTATAGGAATCTGAGTTGGGGTTTTCGCACCGAGTCTTAGCAGCAGTATATATTCGATAAAACCTAGTTTTACGAAAACCGTGACGTACCCCTTGACCAGTGGTTGTTATTTCTTGAATCATAGGTAAGCGTTATTTGCCGTTATCACTGAATTGTTGGCCGTCATTGACCTGCTTGCACCATCGGCCTGATTGCCCACTAGGTAATAAGGAGTGACTGCCGATAAACTCAAGTACCCGTTATTGCGATGTCTGTATGCACTGGTTGAGGTTGTATCTCTGAAATTAAAGTAATCAGTCCAGCTTGGGTCGGACTCTGAGCTTGAAGCCGTGGAAAGAGAGACCTGGTGTATTACCCCACTTGCTACATTCACTCCCCAAGTTACGGCAAATCCAACTTCCCACTCGCCTACAGGTAAACTAATTTGTTGTCCGTTAATTTGCGTCCACGTATTGTTACTATAAGTAACTGTTTCTGTTGCTTTGCCAAAAGTAATTAGTTGCCACTTATTTTTTTGTGCTGGAAAGCCGTATGGAGTTTTCTGTGTAGAGTAAGATACTGTTCCTATCCCCCCTGATGTTGGTAGAGAATACCCTTCTGGCACTTGTACTGTTAGGGTTGTGTTTGTGGAAAAGGAATTAGCCATTACTATTCCATATTCAGTAGCGTTCATGGGTGAGTCTACAGTAGTAGCTACAGCACTTCCTTGAGGGGTAAGGCTGTTAGCGTTG